TCCTAGACACTATTGGTTGGAAACCTGAGAAACAAAATACCCTGGAGGCACTGTGGTCGTGAATTTTCTTTCCGATATCGTAAAGGAGATCGATAATGAATACGCTGGTCTGGTTTCAGACGGAGTTGCTGCGGGTGACACCGCTGCTTACATTGATACTGGTAGTTATATTTTCAACGCACTGGTATCTGGATCAATCTATGGTGGCATCCCGTCCAATAAGATTACAGCTTTGGCAGGCGAGTCTTCAACTGGTAAGACTTTCTATTGCCTTGGTATTGTCAAGCATTTTCTTGACATGGATCCTGACGCTGGTGTGATCTACTTTGAGTCTGAGTCTGCTATCAGCAGAGACATGATTGAATCCAGAAAGATTGACTCCAAGCGTATGGTGATTGTCCCTGTCACTACGGTGCAGGAGTTTAGGCAGCAAGCAATCAAGATTATTGATAAGTATCTACAGATGCCTGAAGAGTCTCGCCAACCCATGATGTTTGTGTTAGACTCTTTAGGTATGCTCTCAACCTCTAAGGAGATTGAGGATACCGAGGCGGGTAAAGAGACCCGCGACATGACCAGGGCACAGGTAGTTAAGTCTATCTTCCGTGTGCTTACCCTTAAACTGGGTAAAGCAAACGTGCCTATGATCGTGACTAATCACACTTACGATGTCGTTGGAGCTTATGTCCCTACAAAAGAAATGGGTGGAGGCAGTGGACTCAAGTATGCTGCTTCTACAATCATCTATCTCTCAAAGAAGAAAGAGAAGGATGGCAAGGAAGTCATTGGAAACATTATCAAGGCTAAGACTGCTAAGTCTCGTCTAAGCAAGGAGAATTCTGAAGTTGAAACTCGTCTCTATTATGATGACCGTGGACTGGACAGGTATTACGGACTATTGGAATTGGGTGAGAAGTACGGAATCTTCCAGCGGGTCGGGAATCGCGTCAAAGTTGGTGAATCTTCTGTTTATCCTAAGTCTATTCTCGCTGATCCCGAGAAATACTTCACCCCCGAAGTGATGGTGCGACTGGACAAAGCAGCAGAGCAGGAGTTTTCTTATGGATCATAAGGAATGGATTAGGGTCTACCCCAAGGCACTAGATCCTAACGTCTGTAAGAATGCTATCCTTAAAGCAGATGCCTGTGACAAGATGATGAGGTGGGACGATGGTGTCCCACAATATAACATCATCAATGTTTCTTTTCTGGCAGATCAGGGAGATCATGAGTGGAATTCAATCCAACAACAGGTTGTCCCTATCATCCAGTGGTCTGCTCATGAATACATGACAGCACTAGACTGTGAGAAATTCTGGGCAGCAAAGAATAACCTTGAGCAAATCAAATTAAATAAATACAATGTCGAGACTGGAGACAACTTCGGTTTACATATCGACGTTGGTAATGCTGATTCTGCAAAGAGATTCCTAGCATACAAGATCTTCCTCAACGATGTTGATGAAGGTGGAGAGATGGAGTTTCCTCAAGTCGGTCTTAAAATTAAACCACAGCAAGGTGATGTGGTAGTATACCCGCCTGGGTGGACGTATCCTTATTCGGATAACGCTCCTATCAGTAATGACAAGTATGAATTGACCACCTATTTACATTATCAATGAGCCTCAAGATCGAAGAGATTGCACTCAGTAAACTTATCCTAGAGGAAGATTACTGCAGAAAGGTCCTGCCTTTCATTAAGGATGAATACTTCGACATGTTTACAAACCGTGTCCTGTTTCAAGCGATTCAGGAATACATCGGTGAGTATGATGTGTCCCCTGAGCCTAACGCTCTGAAGATTGAGATCGAG